TCACCTCTTTGTTAGATATTAAAAAGGGTGTCGGGAATTACCCGACCCCTTAAACAGTTTTCACTAGGAAAACTGACACTCTATAAGGCGGTTTTTACACCGCCTGTGAATCTTACGATTCTGCAAATGTACCGTGTACAAATGCTTTTGGTTGGCGACAAGCAAAGTCGCATTCTGTGATAAGACGGATAAGTGTCAAATCTTGGTCGAATGCAGAGATTGTGTTTCCGCCATCTTGGAATGAACCTTCACGTGAGATTTCGATTGTGATGTCACGAGCAACACCGAACATCATTTCTGCAAAGTCTCCAAGCCAAAAATCTGCATAAGCTTTTGCAGGGTCGTCGGCAGGAACATACTTGATTGTTGAACTTGCGTGGAAGTCGAAGCCACGAAGTTTTCCTGTGCGGTTCATTTCTTCTGACCAAGCAAATGGTCCGCTTGAGAAGGCCTTGTTGCGCAACCAACTTTCGCCGATTGGGTTCAAAAGCCAATGTACATTTTCAAGACGAACGTTAGCCTGTTCGAGCAGAGCAACCATATCATTTGGAGTTGTCAGAGCAAGAGCAGTTGTTGAACTTCCTGTTGTCTGAATAGCACCGTTGTTGGCAAGACCCAAAGGTTGATACTGTGAACCTGTACCGTTAATCATTGCGTCGTCAAGAGCAATACGTGTCTTGCGCATAAGGTCTTCTGAAATCCAACCTTCAAGGTTTACACCGCTTTCGTTCAAAAGTGTATTTGAAATAGCAGTAATAGCCTTGAGTTTCTTGGCTCTCATATTAACTTCCCCAAATGTTGGTTGGGTCTTTCCGCCCTTTGATGTTTCACCAACCCAAGAAACTGCAGATGTGCTATCCATTCTTGGAATAGACAAGTTTCCGTGAATAAGCGGAACTCTGCGGATATTGAGTTTATCAATAAGAGTCGTTGCAACAAGAGCGTCAATATACTCACCGCTAAATGCGAGTGGAACTGTGAAGCCACCTTCGCTTGGTGTGCCGGCATTCAACTGCTTCTTCTGTTCAAGTACACGATGAAGTGCCTTTGAATAAGGGAAGTCCTTTTTTGCCTGCGCAAGTATTTCTTCATCAGAAACCTGCACAACGTTGTGAGCGCCTTTTGCTCCCATAGCAGATGTAGCAGAAGCAATCATCTGATTTACGATTGTAACCGGAGTTTCTTTTACAAGGTTATCGTTATCTTTTGTTACTGCTTCCTTGAAAGCTTCGAGATACTTAATGTTCTCCTGCTTGTCAGTTTCTGCTTTTGCAGTAATATCGGCAACTGCCTTTTTTACTGCTTCATCAATCTGTGCCTGTGAAACACCTGCACCCAAGTTCTTTTCGATTTCTGCTTTTGCAGAATCTACCATAGCCTTCGAGCGTTCATCAATAATACGCTCTAATTCTTTCATTTCCATTTTTGGTATCTCCTTATGGATAAGTTTTGCGGTACTTCCGCTTTATATGCACGGTGTTTCTTCCACCGATATTGCCCCTAGAACCGCTCTACAATTAACGTGGTGCGGTTCTTTTAGAAAAAACAGGGTTGTATTATGCCCAACGCAAAACACCCCCTGTTTTACAACGCTATTTGGTCTTTTTAAGACCTTTTGCTTCATTGATTGCAAAGTTGCCACAAATAGCAATAATTGCGGTTTCTGCAATCTGAATTGAATCATTGATTGCAGTTGCGTGTGGTAAATTAAAATATGTTACAATGCCGATGGCAACCGCACTAACCGCCCCTGTAATTACGGTTATAAGTTCAAAAGTTTTCTTGCTCATTGTTTTATCTCCTATGCCTTGTATTCTACACTAAAAAGAACCAACTGTCAAAATCGCTATAGTTCTTCAAGATTGAACTCTTCAACCTTTATGCTTGCCAAATCAAACGACTTGTCATCTTCTTCCGGTTCATCGTCATCATCATAAGGCTCTTCCGGATTTTCAGTTGGTTTCTCCGGTTCATCGTCATCAGAAGGTTCTCCGGTTAAATCTTCCTGCACATCGTCAAGTTCTGCCAACAGTTCTGCCATCTGCTTTGCGATACGCTTTAAGTCTTTTTGACATTTTTCGATTTCATCACCACAACCTTTGATTTTATCAAGAACCGCACGTGTTTCGGCAGATATTTTTCTTCCGGATTTTTCTCTTGTAATAAAATCTTTTGCAAAATCGTTACCGAAAGATTTTACTGCTTCTGCAATAGCGTCTTGGTTAGCAGGAACTGCAACTGCGGAGAACTCCAAAAGTTCCCATTTAAGAATATCAAAGCCGGTGTCTGATTCAGTCCATTCAATCGGGATAAAACCAACAGAAACTGCATTGAGCATTCCGGTTTTGTAGCAATGATAAGTAAAGTCTACCAACTTTGCTTTTTCACTTGCCTGCTCGGGATTGGTAGAAAGTTCTTCAATTGGTGGGAAGTAAACTATAGCTTTTACGCTATCACCTTCTACCCAAAACTTTCTAACTTTTCCAAGCGGAAACTCTCTGCTATTGTGGAACGACAAGAAAACGGGATTCTTCATATAGTTTGTAAAATCAACTCCGCCTGCTCGCAAGATGTCTCCATCACGGTCTACAACTTCTTTTGAAATTGTAAACTGCACACTTCTTTCGCCAATATCTTCTGTTATAATCGGCAAGTCTTTTTTTACGGTCTGTCCTTTTTCAAGTTTCATAATTCATTCTCCTTTTTCAAAATTAGCCTGCATAACCATAATAAAGATGTAATTTTTCATAAGCATATTCTTGTTCATTCACAGTAACATTGGTACAAGTTACGAAATAAACCCAAGAATAATCTGAACTACCCCCCATTTCCGTAATAAGTTCTTTAACAGTTTTTACTCCATCACCTATAATGGTAAATAATCTATTTCCAAGGTCGGGGTCAAAAATTGTAGTACCCACATATTCACCATCGGGAACAATATCACTATCTGACATTGGAGCGTCATAAGCACAATAAACATTGCCTGCTTCCCCACTCGGAATATTGCTCAACGTAATTGTCGCCTTTTTCATTCCGTCTTTGCCTTCGCTTGGAGTTATCTCAACGGGCTCGGTATATTCAGAAACGTTGATAGTTGCAGTCTTGTTATCTTCAAGGTCTGCTCCGCTAGGAACTTCACCGGCCTTAATTGCAACCTTCTTTACATCGTAATCACAATCGCCGAACACCGCAGTTGCTATTGTTGCGCCGGTAACTTTAATGAACTTTCCTGCTCCGTGCAAATCAACAACGAATCCTTTATATTGAGTTGCACTTGCTTCGCTTGCAGGAATAAGAGTTAAGAAATCAGTAAAAGAACCGCTAGCAGTTTCGCAACTCTGCAATTTTACTGCGGTTGATTCTGTTCCGCCGATTACTGTAATGGCACAAGTCCATACTCCACGTCTGTCGAGTGCCTGTGTTATGTCGCCTGCTACTGCGACTTTATCTAACATTGTAGTCATTTTAATTTCCCCCTATATTTTTTTGCGAATTATTTTAATCGCCAATTTTACTCTTTCAAAAAATGGCAGGCTTCTGAAATAATCAAAAATCTGCTCTACCATTCCCTGTTCTGTAGCACGTAGTTCTTTACGTATTTTCTTCACAGTCTATGCGTTCATCTATCCCCCTATAAAATCACGAACGGTGCAATAGTACACCTGCAATTACATACTTGACTTGCAGGAGCAGTAGGGTCTCCGGCATATTCCATCAAAGCACCTTCACTCTGACTTGTAGCAGGAACTTCAAACTTGTCTGACATCGAGATTACTGTACCATCCATCATTAAATGTGCTTCTCTTGTTCTGTCATCTTGAACAGATATCCACTCTTTCATCTGAATATTCTCTGCTTTGTAAAGTTCTGTTGCACCGGCATTCATAGTAGTACAACTTTCTGTGCGTGCTATAAGAACCGCTCTATATTTTTTATCATCGGCGAACATTCCGTTAGACGCTTCGATAAGTTTCTTTTTTCTTACATCTAATCCGTCACCTTCTTCAATTGCTTCTGCCAAAATCTTACGGAGTTTATCTTTTGTAGTCTTATTCATATCCTTACACAACTCAAGTCCGTAGTTATCTATCCAAGCATTGAAGTATTGGCGAACTTCATCAGAAATCTCTTTTATGCTTTTTTTATCAAGCAAAGTGTTTCCGTGTTCCGCACCTTCAACAAGGCCATTCATATATGCGCCGGCAAGAGTATGTTTCAACATAATATCCATATCTTTGTTGTAAAGATTTTCAATAGCAGTTCCAACATCTTTTCCATCGTTGCAGGCTTTGATTATTGTTTCGTTGGCAAGTTCATTCTGCTTGTCAAAAGCTTTTACCATTGACTTGCGGAACGGTTCTTCTATACTTCGGGCCCTTGCGTCAAAAACTTTCCATATAGCGATACGTCTTTGTTTATCTTCATCTGTCTTAAGAACCCGATATTTTTTTTCATACGCTTTGCTTAATTCCCGATACTCTTCTTCACTTAATTCTTCTTCTCCGGATTCTTCCGGCAGGACCACTTCATCAGAACCGGCTTCGTTGTCAGAACCTTCGTCTGTTTCCGGAAGCGTAATCTCATAAGAATCGAAAGGAACAGGTATTGCGGAGAATGAACGTAAGTATATATCGCCACCACGATTATCCGGCTCATATCCCATAGCGGTTCGCCATTCATTTACTGTAAGTGTTCCACGTTGCAAACCTTCATTCGCAATACGCAGTTTTAAGTCTACATCTTCTTCTACAGTATTTTCGTGATACAGAATAAGTGTACGGTCGGGGTCGTAATCTTCCCATAAAAGTTGCGTGTTGATATTACGCTCGAACATTCGCAGGTAATCACTCAATACATTTTTATTAAGAAGATAAAAGGCAGAATCTATTGTGCTACGATTTGAGTTTTCAAGAATACCCATAATCTCCGGCGGAATATGGAACTGTTGGTTTGCAGAATCACGGAGAAACTTCCTGCTTTCGACAAAATCAAGTTCTGTAGGCGATTGTGAAATCTTCTCAAACTTACTACCTTCTCCGGTTAAAACCATAGGCTCTTTTGCGTGATGGAAGCCGGCCATCTTCTGTAACCAAGTCTGCTTTATTTGGTCGGCAGTTTCTTCATTTCCGTGCGGTGCATAGATTATCGCACTCGGAGTAGCGTCATTAAAGAACAGGTTTTTTGCATACTTGCTAGCGTATTCATCAGACTGTATTTCATCGCCGATTGTTTCCGCAGTTCCTTTTCCACGACCAAATGGGTCATTAAGGTTTATATCCTTGAAACAGATTATATCTTCTACAGGAACGACAATCGAGTTTCCGCCCAATGTTCCGTATGGATATATCTCCCAATATTCTGAATCGGCAGTCGGTGTCTTGACTACCCAACTAGGCGCCATAGGCGATAATGAGATTACCTTCCCTTGCGGATTACGTATTTTAAGCAGATAAGCTTCGCCGGCAAGAATATAGCAGGCAAACACAAAATATCTTACCGACCAACCGGAAATCTCTCGAAATGTAGGACACGGATTATCGAGCAGGTCATATATTTCGTGCTTTTCAATTACTTCTGCATTGTTCTTATTTTTGCGGAAATCTGCTCGGTCATACAGATATAATTCTGTAGACGCACATTTGCTAGCGATTATTCTCGCTCCATCTAATCTAGGATTTGTATGGAATAACGATAAGAGTTGAGAACTTGCAAGACTTGGTGCTTGCGACCATAATTTTTTTGTGACTAAGTTTTTGATTCTTTCAAAAGCGTTCATTGAATGGTACTTCCTTTCAACTAGTGTACTTGTAGTGTACACTAGTTTTGAAAAGAAGTCAAAAACGCTTCTGCAGGATTACCACCAATCGTGATAAATCCAATACTTATAATCCTGCTCTAGAAGTGGAGTAAGTTGTATGGTTGTCGCACGCAAATCTTCGATGTACGATTCATCATACTCTTGGCTTCCAAAGAAGAAACCTTTTGTCGTAGGCAGGACTTCTCCTGCAAGAGTGCGGTTCTCTAGAACCTTGAAGCAATCCGCAATAAGTTCTTTAATCTGCTCTTTTGAAATAACTCTCTGAACACAATTATCGCTTTCATCGATAATTTTATGCTCAACCAACCAACCACGGATTGCGTTGGCTTTGCGCCAATATGCAACCTGCTCGCCCTTTGCGTTGTGCAAATACATATCCAAACCCATAGGTTCTCCTTGCAGGAGCAGGAACTTTCCTGCCCTGCGTCATTTTATGCAACACGCTCGTTGCATTTATCGACATACTCCATAGAAACACAGAGTAAGTTGTTGTAATCACCGCTCATTGCCTTTTCGGTATAAGCGTCAATTTCAGACTTTTCAAATCCGCATTCACGCATTGCTTTGCGGACATAACCCATTACTGCGTAAGCGTTGCCATCAACACCTACAAGACAATACTTTTCATTCATCGTCTTGCTCCTTCCAATACGATTCTTCTTCCTTATCCCAATCATCGTCATCTTCGTTGGCGAAGAAATCAACGTCTGATTCTACGGAATACCAATTACTGCTACCTGTCTGCTCGGCATACTCATTAAAGAACTTTGCGCAAAGTTTTGCGTCTTCTTCTTCATTGAACACCGCAACTGTGTAGGTTTCTTTCAAATCGCAATCGATATATCGCTTGCATTTCAAGTTCCATTTGTTTTTCATAAGTTCTGCTCCTGCCACCTTATGTGGTGGTCTTTTATTTTATCTAGAATGAGCGACCATAAATCTGCTTCATTCTCCAAAAAGATTCTGAAAAAACGTAAACCACTTTCCAATCGAAACACTCTCTGCGCAAGTCCTGTGGCTCTTCGCCGGAGAAATCTTCATAGTCGCCATACTTAATGACTGCTTCATACTTTCCTTCGGTTATATCTGTCAGATAGTCAAAAAGGCGGTCTCGACTGAACTCGTCTTCTACTACGATGGCATACCACCAAGGCTTGTTCTCAACGTCTATGATGTTATAGCAGGAATCCTGCATTGCTACGATTTTTCTGATTTTGTTTACCAATGGTTTTTCTAGTGCTTCCATATCCTGCCCCTTATGCTTCTTCAATTTGGATAATGTTTCCGTTATCCAAGTTCGAGTGCTTGCTAAACAATTTTCCAACTGCTTCTTCTTTGTTTTCTGCTTTGCAATGAAAGCGAATTGTTTTTGGTTCTAATCCGCAGGAAGCCTGCGACCCGCCAATAGTCCAATATGTAATATAAAAATCTTTCATATCCTGCCCCCTAGTTCCATTTTCCAAGCGGGTCTTTTGCACCGCTCAACAACCATATTACAGATTCTTCAAGGTTGTGTTCAAAGTCACCTTTGCCGAACTCCCAAATCAAATCGCAACCATTGTAAAACTGAATATCGTTTCCGCTTCTGCAAACTCGCAGGTCTTCCCAATTTTTTACGTTCAAGCGGTTGCCCGTCTTAATGTACCATTCCAACTTCTTCTTGCAATTTTCAAAAAATGAAGTGTTTGTCTGAATTGCTTTTGTCATATCCTGCCCCCTTTCCTAAACTCTTTCAATTTTAAGAATGCGAGTTGGAACGTCATTCTCAACAAGGATTGTTATATCGTAATGTGTCTGATTACATTCATACTTTGAATCTTCGATTGTTGATGTTCGAACTGTTACGCTTCCCCAAGTGCAATAAGATGGAATACCTTCTAGAACATATCCTGCTTTTTCGCAGATTGTGTCAAGTTGCTCAACAAACTTGCTACCGAATTCGATTTTGTGCTTTGCGATGTAATTACGCATTGTCTTTGGCATTGTTTTCATTTGTTTCTCCTGCACCGCATTTTTGCGATGTCTTTGTTTAAGTTATCTAGAGAATAGCATATCCCATTTGTTCTGTCAAGAAAAATCTTTATTTTTTTTCTTTTTTTGAGAAGTTTTTTTATAGCAGGAAATAGCGGTTCTCCGCCTTATATCCGTATGTTACCCCGTGAAACGCTCTACAAAGGCTTCCAAGACGTTCTTTTTGAGTTTTCGGGGTTGTATTATTCCCGATTAAAAAGAACCCTTGTTTTTAGCGTTCTAGAGCGATTGTGTGCTTTTTTGAAGATAAATCTTTTATATAAGCAGTAAACTCGTCTGTCGGGAAGCGGACTTCATACGACCAATTATTTACGTCGAACAAAATCTTGTTCCGTAGGATACGGACATTCGACACTTTTGCGTTGCCGATACTTCTGATAATTCTCTGTTCTGATTCTTTCATCTTAATACTCCTTGAAAATATATTGCGGATAGTGTACTTGCACCAAAGCTTTTTTAAGCGAGTAAACCGGATTCTTTCGAGTGATTGGAGATTTTACATCTTCGATTATTTTGTAACCTTCCTGCTCATAAACAAAATCCGCCACGTAGAACCTTGCTCGTTTATTAGCATATTTCTTCGGACAGATTTCAAATCGAACCTGCATTTTTAAGTTAGATATTTTTCCTGCTTGCAGGAGCATTTTGAGTTCGGCATACCGGCCTGCTTCTTTCCTGCTATCGAACCTTATACCATCATAAAGCGTCTTGACGTTGTGGTACTTGTTCATTTTGTTACAACCTTTGTTGCAGGCTTCTCAACTTTTTTGGATTCCATTGTCTGCTTCGGAGCAGGAACTTTCTTTACTTCTGCTTCCGGAACGAAAACTGCTCCAACGTATTCGTGCATATAGATATAACCGCTTGGAACTTTCGATATTTCAAAGTTTGTCACGGTGTCGTAAATTGGCATATCACCAACTTTCAACTCTGCCAACATTTCTGCCAAATCTTCATTTGGATTTCTGATTTTTTTCATACTATACCCCCTAGTATAATCTTGGTTCTGTTCTACGACAACAGAGTTCATAGCCTGCGGTCAAGTTATCAACTTGGTCATCGTGTTTGCCACTCGGGAACTCTTTAAGTTCCTTGAGCCATTCATTATTCCAACTACCACGTAAAGCGTGAACATTGCTTGCGTCAAAAATCGGCTCGACATAACTTGCCCTAGCAACCTTGTCTATACTGATATTGACCGCTATAACAATTCGCTTTCCTGCTAGAATATCTTTCAAGTTTTCAACTGCGTCTTTTGAATCTACAGAGTTTTCAACTGCTATCGAAACTCCTGCTCCATCTTGTTCTGTAATATCTCTTATGAACCTATCACGCTCGCCTGCTCCGGCCCTAATCCTAGCAACGTCTTTCACCCATAAATGCCATACATCACCTTCTTTCGTGTAAGTTAGAAGTGTTCCGCTAGTCCAATCGGGGTCGTCTTTTACAGTCTGCTTCTTTGTATGAGCCAAATCCCAAACCCTGTAATATTTCGTTTTTGGAAACTCTGAATCGTCATCGTAGAATATAACTCTGTCGGTAGCTATAACGTTGCCGGTTTTTTGAACAGGGTCGCATTGCAGGAGCGCACTTGCGTTGTATTCGCCCAATGCAGAAAACTGTCTGATGTACCACTCTTTTGTGTATCGCCCTTCTATTACTTCTCCGGTAGACAGAACCTTCGGAGTAAACAGATAATCATAGTTTACGGTTTCCCATTTACCTTTATTATTTTTTACTTTTGCAGAACCGTTCATCGCCGGATAACTGATTATGTCGAACTTTTGGAAGTTAGGGTCATATTCTCTTTCGTTCTTATCTGTAATCTTTTTAATCCTGCCGATGACATCATCAACGTGCCAAGGTGTAGCAAGTATAATGGTTATACATACCGGAGCTTGTCTTGTAAAGAAATCGTTTGTAAAACTATCCCACGTTTTATCTCGTATCAACTGACTTTCTGCGTCGGCCCTGTTTGCGCAGTAATCATCGAGTATTCCCAAGTTATAACCTTTTCCTGTAATACCGCTTTGAATACCGCTTCCGACAACTACTCCGACACCACCGTCTAATTGCCAATTATTATTTGCAGAACTTTCATTTGATACAGTCCTGCCGAAAACGTGTTTATAATCATCAGACTTTACAATATCCCTAGCAAACTTTGTGAATCCGGTAGATAGACTTCCGCTATATGTTACAACCATTACATCATCGTCGGGGTGGTTGCCGATAAAAAAAGCAGGAAGGTATCTAGAAACAATATCGCTTTTTCCGTGGCGGAATGGAACGGTAATTATTAAAAAGGAACTTATGCCATTATCATAATCTTTTATGGCTTTGTCGATTTGGTCGCATATTGCTTTTGTGTGTAAACCAACTTTCAACGGACTACCCTTTTTTCTCCAAAACCTTTTCATAAAAGAGAGCAGATACCGGCGAGACATTTCATCTTGCACAAGAGAATAAAGTTCCTTTTCATTCACTTCTACTGCTCCGCTTTTTCTAACAATGAGTTTATTGTCTGCAAATCTTCATCAGACAAGTTTCTGATACGTTCTGAATTATCGTGTTTTACAGAAACTTCTCCACTCTGCTCTACCGTTATCTTACCGTTATCGCAACCACGAGCCATTCGCTCAATACGCACGGTTGTTTCGAGTATTCTAGCACAATCGCCAAGTTTAAGTTCCTTTGGAGAAGCGTCTTTCATCTTATCGATTATTTTCTTCTGTAACATAAGCGACTGTTGAATATGACGCTTGTTCATTTCAAGGATTTCTTTTTCGTTCTGCTCACGTTGAATTTTGTCTAGATATTCTTGGTAAGCATTACAACGAACCTGCCAATGATTACTTACAGAATACTTCTCGCAGTTCCGCAGGAAACTTGTTGATTTTCCATATTGTGCCTGCAACTTTTTGAGAGAACGGTCAAGGCCCATATCACGATATGCGCAAAAATACTCATACTGCTTTGGAGTTTCGTATTCCTGCTTTTCCCATAATTCTGCCATACTTAATACCTTTTCAATTCAAAAGCTTTTGAGTATTTATTATCACTTATCATTAAATTAAGGAAGTCATCACGTGAGAAGTCTGATAAGCGGAACACTTCTTCCGGCTTCATACCAAGTTCCTTGCAGATTTCTTTTGTAGATTTACCCTGTGCAATAAGTTTCTTTACGATAGCCTTCATAGGTTCGAGCAGGTGAGTACCACGTGCACGGTTGTGAGTAATAGTACCGTACATATCTTCTGCTTCGGTTTTATGGTCTACGATTACAACAGGAACTTTTCCGCCGAGTTTTGAGAGCAATGGTTCTCTGCCGGAAACAGTCCATCTATGGAAACCATCAATGATGGTATAATCCGGTCTTGCTACAATCGGCAAAGTCCAACCGTTTGTGAGTATAGACTGCACCAATAATTCAAGGTTCTGTTCTGATACTTTATTCGGGTTGTAGTCATTCGGCTTGAGCAGATTTCTGTCGATAATCTGAACGTGTGCTACAGGTGTGAGTAATTCGGGAATATCCATTATTTTTTCTCCTTATCTAATCCAATAGATTTATTATACAACGCTCTTTTATTCATACCGCAGGAATTATAAACTGCTCGCAAGGTTCGGAGTTTTGGGTCTCCACCTACTAGCATATTGTATAACTCCTTGTATTCT